GTGCGAAAGTCGGTGCGCTAGGTAAGACTTCCCATGCGCCCGAACTACCCCATATCCGTTTTGGTTCGCAGCCCCGAACCAAAGCCAGCAACCGGACATTGGCTCAGGTGACACAAATTGCATGAATCTTTCAAACTCTGACTTGCGGGTATAATGGCCTGTAGGCATACGTGATTCTCCAGATCTCGTGTGATAGGGCCGTGAAGGTGTTACAAGCACCTCGCGGCCTGCTTCCATTATAGCCAACATTAGGCACCCGCCACGGGCTGGCTACCGGGAGCAGCCACCATTTGCGGCGGCATCTGCCGGTTGAATGAGTTCGTTGCTCGCAACCTTGCTTCGGACTTTTGCCCTTCAGCCGCCACAATTTGCGCCACCTGAGGCATAACGGCTACGCCGAACGTCGAGAGTAACCGAAACGCCGTAGCCCATTCGATAGCATCCTGAACCGACGGCGGAATGTTGTAGTTTGTCGCCAGCGCCCAAGTGCTGAAGTTGACGGCCATGTCCAGTTCCAGCGCTACCGGTGCCGTACTGGGAACCGGGAATAGATACAGATTCATCGTGCCGGTACTGCCGCTGCTGAGATAGTCGGGGTAAATTTCGTCCGGTGTCCGCGCCGTGGCCCCAAGGTCGTTGTGGTCGTAGTACTTGCTAGCTTCCACGATTTTCATTTCGTTGCGGTTGCCGGTCGTGACGTAAATGGTGCTTGTGAGCGTTGCCGTGGCCGTGGCCGCGTTGCTGATGGTGGCCGAGGTGTTGGTAACGATGGCCGTAATGAAACTATTGGCGGGGATGCCTGCGCCAATGACCTGCTGGCCAAGTGCAAGGTTTGCCGTCGCTGGGATGCTGGTTAAAACCTTACTCCCGCTGGTGGTAGTCGCCGTGAACGCCACCGTACCGACCGCAAACGCTTTGTAAATCCGCGCCGGCCGCGATGTTGCGAAGTCCCCACCGCTTCCGATGGAGTAGACGGCTTGCCCAGCGTTAAGCGCCGCCTGATACGTTTCCTGCCCCCAGATCAGCCCCTCGTCAACGCTCCACGCATTCCACATCACATTCAACACGTTAAGAACGGTATTTGAGTCGGAAGCGCCAGCCGAACCATCCGGGGGATTTAGCCCCAGATGGCTCATGATGTTGTTTGCAAGGGTCTGACCTGTTGGCAATGGATTACTCCGTTTTCTTTTTTGAGGTCTTGAGCAGTTCGGCCAGCATGTCGCGAGTTTCTTTGGCTTCTGCGGCCATGCGGTTTAAGGTTTCCTGCTGAACGACGATCTGAGCCTGAAGCTGATTGTTCGTGTCCATTAGGTTTTTCTTCTCCGTCGCCGGGTCAAGTACCGCAACCTGAACGACGGGATATGGTTCGTCGCGCCAGCCGTCCTGAAGCGCAACGGATTTTTCGGTTGCGTTCATAACGACCTTTTGGCCCTTTTCGCCGGGGTCGGGCTTGTAGAGCATCGTTGGGAAGCTCTGGTGAAGATAGGGTGCGCGGGGTTCGTTGTGGTCCAGCCCTTCGCTCACTTGAAGCAGCTCGTCGCCCTGCTTCGCATTGTGGAGGCGGTGTTCCTTGTGAGCCTGCTTGAAGCCCCCCGCCTGCTGCATACCGCCAAAAACCTGTATTGCCATATCGTCTCCAAACTGAAGTTGTTCAGGGTTCCTCGAATACTCCCGAGGAACCCTGCTTATTAGTGCCATGACGGCACCTTAGACGTAGCTAGGAAACCACTTTGCCGCGTTGGTGTCGTAGGTGAACGTCAACACGCGAGAGGTAACCGCAGTACCCGCAAGTCCGATGGAGCCATCGCCTGTCGTCCAAGTGAAGTTGCCATCGGGGATGATTGAGAACGAACCGCCAGCGCAACCAACCGGGGTAGTAATCCCGGTGATGGCGAGAGCGCCAGTGACGTGGAACAACCGCCCTGTGGGGGTGATAGGACCAGCCACTGAAGCGACGACGGTAGTGGGGCCGCTGACGGATCCGGGGTTATTCCAGCCCGGTTGCCAGACGCCATTCACATCCTGAAGCCACTGGAGGCCATTCGTGGCATTAAGCCACGGAGTGACGACCGGAGCGCCCGGATACGAACCAGCCACGCTGGGATCACCAACCGGATCAGTCTCGAAGAAACTGCCGTTGAAATTCCCGCCGAAGTTCGCCGCCGCATTCGGAGCGGGAGCGATTACGACAATCGAACCCGTGTAAAATGACTGGCGGAACAGGCTGGAACGCGCTACGGAGACCTGCGTCCCGCTGAGTCCAACCACGTCCATCAATTCGCCCTTGGTTTGGCCCGGATTGATAACGTAGATGGCTTGGCGGAAGTTGGAAACCGGAGCCGTGAGATTGGTTGCAGATGCAACCGTGAAGATGGACGCGCCCTGATTGAACGATCCGCTTACTGTGGTTTGAGTGATGGTATTCGCCATGATGGTTTCTCCTTAACCGTAAACAACGCCCGCGAACAGATCCGCGTATGTCGCCCCAAACCCGTAAATCACATCAGAGCGGTCAGTCTCATAACCCGCATACGGGCCGCTGGACTGCCACTGTTTGATGTTCCGAAGGAAGATGCCCGGAGTCCCCATTTCGTCTCCGCCGACGATGGTGCATTCGACGTTAGACGGTTTGTGGAGCTTCAGGAACGCGGAGGTGTAAGCCTCTTCCTGCATGAACAGTGCCGTATTTGCGGTGGCACCGGAAGCGCCCGAAATCGTGATGATTGCGTTATCAGCCGGGGCGGTGCAATTCTGGAACTGGCCGCTGGAGATGATCGGCGGGTAGATCTGGACGGTAGCAGCGCCGCCCGAATCCGTGACGGCCTGCGTTACCGCAAACTGCATCAGGTTCTGGCTCCCGCTATACACGTTGTGCGTACCGCTCGGGTTGACCTTGAAGCAACCAGCAATGGTGAACTTGTCGGTTGTGGTCAGCGAGAGGCTGGAACCTGTCCAACCGTCAGTGATGAGGCTGGAGCCGGTTTGGCTGGCACCATTTACGCGCCCGGTTCCTGCGTAGGTTCCCACTGTGATACCGGGGATCTGTTCGGAACGAGCAAAGGTGAAGCCAGCGTATTTGCCGATGACGCCTTCGAGATACGGCTTGGTCTGGTCGGGCTGGAACAGGGTTTGGGACAAGCCCACCAAGTTCTGCTCGAATTCAGACGGCCAAATGATGGCGCGGTTCTGATCCGGTGCCAGCAGTTTGTTCAGCGAGGTTCGTGCCCCGTTGTAGGTGCTGGTCGAGGTCGGAAGAGTTCCGGGCGTGCCGACGAAGTTGGGGGATGTCGCCTGAATAAACTGCTCCAGATCGGCTTCGACCTGATTTGCAATCATGACGCCCATCGGACCTGAGTACTTCTTGTGGAAGCGGCTCATGTCGAAGAACAAGTTTTCGTCAGTGTCGTTGTAGATGAAGTCGCCGCCGCGCCAGTACGAAATCGTCAGCGGGACGGTGGTCTGCACAACGGGTTCGGGTTGGAATCCTTGGCCCTGACGGCCCTGAGGGCGCCACGGACGGGGGATCTGTAAGGTGGTACCGATTGGGGTGGACTGCTCGAAATACTTCTGATACTCCCGGCTGACCATGCGCAAGGCAGGGCAGTTGTTGTAGAGCACCCGAAGAGTTTCAGACGCCACTTCCTGCCGTACTGGCAGTGAATTGATAGGCATACCGCGCTCCTGAAAGTGAGTTCCGAGAACGTCTGGCTGTTATTGTCGAGCGCTGAGGTTATCGTCCGAACTGTGCCTGATTACGCTTCTGCATCCAGGCTACTGACCCGATTGCAGGTTCATCAGGTGCCGGTGAACCACCCCGCGCCGCAACTTCCGCTGACGGCTTCGGTTTAGCAGGTTTAACCTCCTGCTGCGGTTCCGCCCGGTCTTCCGACTTCTGCGGGGTGCGTGCGGTCTTTCCCTTTTCAGGTGTGGCTTGCGCGGCCTCAGGTTTATCATACGCCTTTTCGAGCCGTCCTTCAAGACGGTGAAAGGCGCGGATCTGTTCTGCGGGCTTCAGGTCCAACATTTCCTGAAGTTTGTCGGGATGTTTTGCGAAGTGGTGGAGCGCGAACGCCCGAACGTCGCTATTGGATAGCAGAGCCATCAAGGTTTTTTGTTGAGTCGGGTCAAACTCTGGTGCGTCTTCGTCGTCCATCGCATTTTTCGCCACTTCGTCCCAATCGGGAATAAGCGCGATATCGGCAACGGC